GTTTTATATGTAGACTTGCACTATCCAGACCCAAACAAAGTTGAAATGGAATACAAGTGTTTACAAAAAGAATATATACACCTACCAAAAGATACACAAATTAAAAACATAGACATGAAAAACAACAGCGTAAGATATTATGATAAACATAAAGTATGTAAAGCAAGGAGAGATTGTATATGAGTAAAGGTTCAGGTCGTAGAAATGAAAATACAAAATTAGTAGAAGCCAACTGGGACAAAATTTTTAAAAAGAAAATAGACCCAGAAGAAAAAACTAAAGATGATGGCTACGGAAATTTACTAGAAAAAGACAATGGCAAAGACTAGTCCTACCCAGAGAACTTTAGCTAGATTAAAAAAAGAAAATTACGATTTGGTAGAGGTGACTGAAAAATGGTGTGCCTTTAGCAGACGAAGAAAAGACCTGTTTGGGATAATAGACATTCTTGCATTACACAAAGGTGACACCATAGCCATTCAGGTAACCAGTTATAGCAACATTAGTGCTAGGGTAAAAAAAATTTCTGAAAGTCCCTCTATCGGCTTTATACGAGATGCAGGGTGGACAATTTTAGTAGAGGGTTGGAAGAAGGAAAAGAATGGAAGATATACATCCAAGATAGTAGATTTAAGTTAATACATGGATTTACTTTAATAGTTTATTGGAGGTAAATGATTTGTAAAAAAACTTGCATTGTTGATTAGTTATGGTACTATGTATATGTAGTTTTGATTAACCAACAAAGGAGACAGTTATGAAAAAGTATAACCCTACTGGTGCTTTTATTTGGGTTGCTATAGCACTAGTCGTATTATGGAGAACAGTCAGAATACTCAAAGGAGACTTTAACTGATGGACATATTAAGAAAATGTGAACTAAATGTTATAGCAATAAAATTAGCAGAAGCCAAAAATGTTAAAAATGTATTATTGGCAAGTAGTTGGATTGACAAAGTTAATAAAGAAGCTAGTAAGTTAAGTTCAGAAGAAGCTTCTTATTTGTTTGATTCTATAAACAAAATAACTGAAGGAGAAGTTTAATGACTAAAGAAAGAGCAGAAGCATTAGCCAGATGGAAAGAAGAACACTTTGGTAGCAGTGAAGGTTTTTCAGAAGCTTATGATGTCAAGATTGATTATAAAAAACATCCTGAAGCTTGTTACAATTATGGAGAAGATTATGAATAAAAAACATGGTTCACCATTTGATAGAGGTGGTTCTGATAGTTGGTATCGTAGACCAGGAGAACCACACAAATGGGATTTTACTAATTCAACTTTAGGCACTGTTGTCACAGATTTGACAGAAAAAGAAATAGCAGAGTATCATAAAGGTTATGATGATAACGAAGAAAGTGGGGGACACAAAGAATGGAATTAATATTTGATGTCTGGGCAGCGATTGGTCTGTTTGCATTAATTGCTTGTCTGATAGAGAATTTTTTGTTATAATCGGAAAGCTAGGATAAGTTCGTCTTGAACTTTCCTACACTCCTTTGTAATGCCACTTTAATCGGTGGCATTTTTTTTATTTACAGGATGGAAAATATTATGTGGTCATGGCATTGGTTCTGTGGTTGTCACTTTGGTTTTGAATGGTATCAAGATATGAAAATGGATGATTCTAAAAACAAAAAATATTTTAACTTTTTTATTATTGATGTAGGATGTTTACGCATACAGAAATGTGAACAAGTGGAGAATGTGTAATGAAAAAAAAGATGAAGAACAAGAACAAAAAACCTTACAAGATAAACATGAAGAATTACGCAGATGGTTTGAGTCTATAGGAGATTGTGTATGACTGCCAAGAAAAAAGGTGCAGATGGAAAAGCGTGTTGGAAAGGATATAGATTTAATGGAACGAAAAATGGAAAAGATAGTTGTGTTAAAGTAAAACAAAAAGCTAAAAAGTTTCCTTTATGAAAGACCCAAGACTACAAAGAGCAGGTGTATCTGGATTTAATAAACCTAAAAGAACTCCGAGCCATAAAACAAAATCTCATGTAGTAGTAGCTAAAGTTGGAGACAAAATTAAAACAATTAGATTTGGTCAACAGGGTGTTACTGGTGATAGAAAAATGACAAATAGAGCAAAATCATTTAAAGCCAGACATGGTAAAAATATTGTAAAAGGAAAAATGTCAGCTGCCTTCTGGGCAAACAAAGTTAAATGGTAAACAGTCCTTGTAATGGAATCTGTAGAATCATTGAGGAAAAGGATGGGGTAGCTAGATGCATTTCATGTAAACGAGACTATGATGACCTAGCTCAATGGTTGTACTTGTCAGAAGAAGCAAGATTGTATAGAATGAATCAACTAAAAGAGGAGCAATGACCCATAATGGAGTTGCATAACAATGGATATAGAAGAAAGAAAACAGTTAGCTGCTAAACGCAGTTCTGAAGTAAACAAAGGAAATACAAACTCTAGCAAAATCAATAGATTACTTGGAGATACACTTAAACGCAAGTTAATACAAGATGAAGCAAAGAGAGCTAACAAAGTAGTAGATGCTTTATTAACAAAAGCAGAAGATGGTGATGTCCATGCTATCAAGGAAGTGCTAGACCGCAGTGATGGTAAAGTCCAAACCGATACTAAAATATCTGGAGACAGTGAAGAACCATTAATGATTAAAGTTGTTACTGGAATAGATGACAACGATTAACACAGGTTATATACCCAGAGAACCACAAAGACAAATACATAAGTCTGTTAGGAATAACAGATTTACAGTTGTTGTAGCACATAGAAGAATGGGTAAGACTGTTGGTGCTATAAATCAATTAATACATAGTGCATTGAATTGCAAACTAAAGAATCCTAGATTCGCTTTAATATCTCCGACATATTCACAGGCAAAAAGAATTGCATGGGATATGCTAACAGAATTTACTAGACCATTAAAAGCTGTAAACAATATTGCAGAGTTAAGGTCAGATTTCATGGGTCGCAGAATAAGTTTGTATGGTGCTGATAGCATTGATGCACTTCGTGGAATATATCTTGATGGAGTAGTTATTGATGAGTACGCACAAATTAATCCAAGTTTATTTAGTGAGATTATAAGACCAGCTATAGCAGATAGAAAAGGTTTTGTAATGTTTATAGGTACACCAAAAGGTAGAAACCATTTTGCAACGCTACGAGATAAAGCAAATTCTGGTGAAGATGGTTGGAACTTACTAGAGTTTAAAGCTAGTGAAACAGGATTAGTAGACCAAGAAGAACTTGATGCAGCTAAAAAAGAAATGGGTGATGACAAGTATTCGCAAGAGTTCGAAGTTAATTTTCACACTCCAGTAGAGGGTGCATATTACGGAACATTAATTAATGACCTAGAATTTAAAGGTCAAATAAGTGATAGTGTATTGCGTGATGATATATGTAAAACATTTGTATCTTGGGATTTAGGTATGGGTGATAGCACTGCAATATTTGTAGCACAAGTAGTTGGACAAGAAATACATATCATAGACTTTTTAGAGAATCATGGTCAGGGATTAGATTATTATATTAATTGGTTGAGGGATAACCGATACGATACAGCAGAACAGCTACTCCCTCATGATATACAAGTTAGAGAACTAGGCACAGGTAAATCCAGATTAGAAGTATTACAAGAAGCTAGGTTAAATTGTAGGGTTGTAGCAAAGCTAGGTGTAGATGATGGCATACAAGCTGTTAGAAGAATACTACCTAGATGTTGGTTCAATACAAAAGTAAAAGATGCAGTAGATTTATTAAGAAACTATCGTAGGCAATATGATGAAAAACGAGATGTTTTCTTTGATAAACCTGTGCATGATTTCACAAGCCACGCTGCCGACTCTTTTAGATATTTAGCTGTAGGATTAAATGAAACAGATGATGGATGGGATAAACCATTAGAGATTAACAAATCATGGATAGTATAAATGGCATACGATAAGAAAAAAATGAACGCTAATTCTGACGACAATAGAGAAATGTTAAATATTGTTGAGTCACATATTGATGACAGTTTAGGGTTTATTGAAACTGAAACCTCGCAAGAAAGACAGACAGCACTAGAGTATTACATGAGAGAACCTTATGGCAATGAGGTTGAAGGTCGCAGTCAGATAGTGACTGGTGAGGTTGCAGAGGTTGTAGATGGTGCACTACCACAAATTATGAAGGTGTTTACCCAAAGTAATAACGCTGTAGTATTTGAGCCAGTAAATCAGGGTGATTCTGAACTAGCTGAACAAGCAACTATGATGGCTAACCATGTATTCTATAAAGACAACAACGGCTTTGAGGTTATGAACTCTTGGTTCTGGGATGCACTGTGTCAGAAGGTAGGAGTAGTAAAAGCATATTGGGATGACAAAAAAGATACAACAAAAGAAAAATATGAGATGCTTACTGAAGATGAGCTGACCATGATTATGCAAGACGAGGAAGTAGAAATCGTTGAGCAAGAAGAATACGAAGAAGTAATAGAACAAGACCCACAACCAGCAGTAGACCAAATGGGTCAACCTATGATGGATGAGATGGGTATGCCAATGATGATGGAGACACCTCCAATCATTAATGTTTATTACAATGTAAAATGCAAACGCACAAAAGATTACTCTAAAATAAAAATAGAGAATGTAGCACCAGAAGAATTTTTAATTGATAAAAGAGCAACAACAATAGAAGATTCTGATTTTGTAGCACAAAGAAGTTTAGTTACTCGTTCAGATTTAGTATCAATGGGATATGACCCAGAAGTTGTGCAGACATTGCAGACTGGTGATACTTTAGACTTTACTCCAGAAAGGGTAGCAAGATATGGTGCAGGTGAGCAACCTTTTAATACTAATGACTCTAATGATGAGTCAATGGAGTTGGTTGAATACTACGAATGTTATGTTAGAACAGACCTTGATGGTGATGGAGTAGCAGAGCTGCACAGAGTTTGTTATGCAAGTAATAAAGTATTAATGAGTGAGGAATGTGATTACATACCTTTCCATAGTGTTTGCCCACTACCAATACCACACAAATTCTTTGGTCAGTCATTAGCAGATAGAGCAGTAGATTTACAACTTATTAAATCTACAATTACTAGACAAATGTTAGATAACCTATATCTTACAAACAATTATAGAGTGGGTGCAGTAGAAGGTCAGGTTAATCTTGATGACTTACTTACATCTACAGCAGGTGGAGTTATTCGTATTAAGAATCCAAATGCTTTAGTGCCGTTATCAGTACAATCTAGTGCAGCACAATCATTTCCTATGTTGGAATACCTAGATGGTATTCAAGCAAAACGAAGTGGTGTATCAGAAGCATCACAAGGCATAGACCCAAATATCCTTCAGAATGTAACAGCTACAGCAGTCGCAGCAATGAGTAGTGCAGCAGGTGGTAAGATTGAATTAATAGCTCGTATCTTTGCTGACACTGGGGTTAGTTCTCTTATGAAAGGTATCTTGCATTTACTTTGTAAGTACCAAGACAAAGAAAGAATTATTAAGGTTAACAACAAATTTGTTCCTATGAATCCTAGAGAGTGGGACACACAATACAATGTCACAGTTAATGTTGGACTAGGAACAGGAAGTAAAACAGAACAATTAGGTGTAATGCAAATGGTCTTGGATAAACAAGAGCAGATGTTAAAAGAATATGGCTTATCTAATCCTTTAGTTACCCTTAAACAATACAGAGATACATTGGCTAAATTTGTAAACATGGCAGGATTTAAAGATGAGTCTGGATTTATTAAAGACATCACACAAGAACAGTCAGACCAACTTGCACAACAACAAGCACAACAACCACAATCTGACCCTAATACTGAAGCAGCTAAAATACTTGCACAAGTAGAAAAAGAAAAAGCACAGATGAAGATGCAATCAGATATGGCTAAACTTGAAATGGAAAAACAAGAGCTAGAACTTAAAGTGCAAAAAGAAATGTTAGAACTGCAACAAAGAGAAATACAATTTGAAAAAGAAATGGCATTAAAAGAAATGGAATTAGCACAAAAATCAAATAACGATTCAGCAAAAAATGACATGAATAAAACAAAAGAGATTATAAATTCTTTAGAGAAGATACAAAATCTAGCAACACCTAAACTATAATGAATTTTAATTCTCCACAAAATGCTACACCTGAAGCTATAGATTCTTTAGCTAAAATGCTACAAATGTTTCAACAAAACAATCCTAATAATGCATTCTTACAAATGATTGGTGGGTCGCAACCTAACGGATTGCCTACAGGAACACAGACAAGTCCTACAGCTAATGATAGTTTGTATAAGCTAAAATTAATAGGTTCAAGTGTTCTTGGTTATCCACAAACTGGAGCATTTAACTTACCGAATCCAAACGATATTAAAGCTAGTTTAGAAGAAAAAAGAGTAAAAGGATTGTTGGAATGACAAAATCAGAAGCATTTAGAAACCTATTACAAAGTGAAGAATTAAATACTGAAGTAGAGTTGTTAAAAAAAGAATTAATGGAAATGATTGTTAATTCTGATGATGACGAAAAAGAAGTAAGGGAAGCAGCTTACATAAGAATAAAAGTAATTAACGAACTCATGGCTCGTTTTGAATCTATCGCAAAAGATGATGAGATTAAAGACAAGGCATGGAAAATAATATAGACATTTAGTCTGTATGGGAAAGCCACACCAAGATGGCATAAGGAAATAAAATGAGTGATGACACCATGACTTCCGATACAACGGAAAGTGGAAATCTAACAGTAACAGATGCAGCTTCAGCTATTGAAGGTATGTTATCTGC